AACGTGCGCCGCAGCGTCATGGAGAACGGCAAGCCTGCGCTCCTGGCGTCGGTCGAGTTCGCGCCGCCGGAGGCGCATGAGTTCGCGGATACGATTTACCAGCTCTCCAAGGGCGGGTTCCTGAACGCCGTGTCCGTGGGCTTCATGCCCCGCGAGGCGCAGGAAGCCACCGAGAAGGAGAAGGCTGAACTCGGGATGCCGCCGTATGGCGTCATCTACTCGAGCGCGGATCTGCTGGAGATCAGTGTGGTCTCCGTTCCCGCCAATCCCTCCGCGCTCGTCACGGGCGCGAAGTCACTCGCGGCAGCGGGCCTTGTAGGCGACCGCACCGTGGACCGATTCCTAAAGACGATCCCCATGACTGAAGACGAGATGGCCCAGCGCCTCAAGGCCAAGATCCGGGGCTTCGTGGATCTTGGCGCTCACACGAAGGCCGAGCCGGGCACGCTCTCCGTGGGCGATGTGGTCCGCTGGGATAGCAGCGGCGGATCTGCCGAGGGCCAGATCGAGCGCATCGAAGATGGCGGCACGATCGACATCCCCGATAGCTCGTTCAGCGTGGAGGGCACGGAGGAGGACCCGGCTGCGCTGATCCGCGTGTACCGCGACGGCGAGGCGTCTGACACGCTGGTCGGCCACAAGTTCTCCACGCTCACGAAGGTGCGAGCCTTCGTCGGCAGCGAGACGAAAGGCCCGGCCTGCCGCGAAGAGGGCGAGACCCAAGCGGAGTGCGTGGAGCGCAAGGTGCCGGAGCTGCTCGAGGAGGGCATGGAGAGCGATCAGGCCGTGGCCGTCGCGAACGAGCTCTGTGAGACTGCCTGCACCGAGGAGCGTTCCGCCAAGAACATGGGCGTGGCTGAGGCACTGGGGCACCTTCGCATGGCGATGGAGTGCCTCATGAACCTCGAGGACTACGACGACGAGGAGATGGGCATGAAGCCCGACGAGGAGGAGAGGGGCTCCGGCTACAAGGACGAGGAGGAAGAGGAGAAGGAGAAGAGCCTCACCTCATCGTTCGCCCACCTCGTGGACGCGCAGGCCGAGCAGGCCCGCGCACTGAGCACACTGGTCGATTCTGTGAGCGATCTCACGGTTCGGATCCGCGACTTCGGTGGAGAGCGTGCTGGCGGACATGGTTCGCCCGATGGCACCTCACCCGCTCCGGCGTCGCCCCCGGCTGAAGACGCGAGCCTGCGATCTGTGACTGAAGACTTCCTGAACCGACTGCAACAACTGAACCATGCAGAACATTGAGAGCGCCCTCGAGGCGCAACTGAAGACGCTCGGGGATTCCCTCGAGCGCACGATGGGGGAGTGGCGCTCTGAGGACGCCGCGAACCGCCAGAAGCTCGAGGACCAGATCCGTGGCCTTGAGGACGAGATCGGCAACGTGAAGGGGCAACTGACCGAAGCTCGGTCGATGTCCCTCCCTGGCGTCGTCGCCGCTGACGACTCGCAAGCTCGCGAGTCCTTCAGCATGGCCCGCGCGTGCCGCGCTCTGGCCCGCAAGGACTTCGCGGATGCCCCCTACGAGCGCGAGGTGTTCTCCGAGATGAAGGAGAAGGCCATGAGCCAGGGCACCGACACGGCGGGCGGTTACATCGTCCCCGAGGAGGCCATCACGCAGGTGATCGAGAAGCTCAAGGCGAACGTCATCGCCTACGATCTGGGCGCTCGGGATATGCCCTGCACGGGCGTCCCGGTCTCGATCCCGAAGCTGACGACCGCCGCAACGGGCTACTGGGTCTCCGAGAACTCCACGATCACCTCGAGCGATCTTGGCTTCGAGCAGATCAACATGACCCCGAAGACCGTCGCTGGTCGGGTCATCCTCTCGAACCTTCTCCTCGAGACCTCGACGCCCACGGCTGACTCGATCATCGAGCAGGATCTGGCGCAGCAGCTCGGCCTTGCCGTTGACCTCGGCGTGCTCAACGGTGGCGCTGGTGGCGGCGCTGGCGAGCCCACGGGGATCATGCAGACCGCTGGTGCGGGCACCTTCCAGACTGCTCTTCGGAGTGACGCGGCGCCGACCGTGGCCGAGCTGATGGAGGCCATCACCGACCTCGACTCTGCGAACGCGCTTCGTGGTCGTCTTGGCTGGGCCATGCACCCCATCGCTCTCAGCAAGTGCCGCCAGATCGAAGAGGACGGGAGTACCACTTACGTCCCCGTCACGGCGGTGAACACGTCCTCCGGCTTCGCGGACACGCTGTTCGGCTACCCCGTCCGTACCTCGACTCAGATGGTCGCGCCGACTGGAAGCGCCGTTGATCGCTCGATCCTCTTCGGCAACTTCGACGACGTGATGATTGCCCGCTGGGGCGGGATGCGTCTCCTGGCGTCCGACACCTCGGACGACGCTTTCAGCAAGGACCAGACCCACATCCGCGCCACGATGCGCGTGGATGTCGCTGTGCGTCACGCTGAGTCCTTCTCCTACTCCATCACCTGATCCAAGGAGGATCGACACATGAGTCTCTCAGACGTTGCCGCCATGAAGGCGGCGGTCGGCATCACTGCCGACGACTACGGCGCCGTCACTACGAACGGCACGGGCATCGACACGCGCGGCTATCATCAGGCGCTCGTGATCCTCAACGTCGGCACGGTCACCACTAGCCTCGACGTGAAGGTGCAGGAGTCCTCGGACGATGACACCGCTGACAGCTACGCCGACATTTCCGGCGCGGCCTTTACGCAGGTCACGACCGCGAACGACGTGACCGTCTACGTCGCCCGCATCAACCTCGACGCGACGGAGCGGTACATCCGCGTCGTCGGCACGGGCGTGGGCGCGAGCCAGTCCTACGGCGTCGATGTCGTCTTGTCCCCGTACTACACGGGCGACGGCAGCGCGATGGCCTTCGAGGTCTGATCTATCGCGGCAGGGCGCTCGAGATCCTCGAGCGTCCTGCTGCTCCCCCCCCTGCTATGGCTCTTCCCGACTTCCACAAGGACTTCCGCCTGCACTCGGTCTTCCCGACCGGGGAATGCACGGACGAGACTCATACCTCTGCGGCGATCGACACGCAGAGCGAGCACTCGATTTGCTTCGTGGTCTTGTGCGGACAGGTGTCAGGCACCGTGGACTTCTACATCGAGGAGTCATCCGACAGCGGCGTGGCCGACTCCTGGGCCAAGGTGACGGGCTCGGATATGCCGCAGATCGCAACGAACAACGAGGCCAAGCGGATCCGCGTGCTGCTCAACAGTCGCGAACGCTACCTGCGAGGCAAGCTGGTCGTGGCTGGTGGCGATGCCTTCGCCTCAGTCATTGCGCTCTCGCAACCGACGAACACAACGCACGCGACCGCGTGCGATACCAACATCTGAGGCAGAGGACACGAATGAAGTACCGGGTCAGAAAGGGAGCTGTGCTGGTGTATCCCGATGGGACGCTCAGGGGCGAGCGCGGGTACATCGTCGATGGCGATGACTGGAAGGAGCGTCGCACGATCGACGAGCAGCGAGATGTCTTGGAACGCATCTCCGAACGTCAGGCTCCGGCTTCGCCTCGTGACCTCGATCGGCTCACCTCCTCCGCTCCGGTGGAGGAGGCCGAGCCGATCACTGCCGACGAAGAGCCGAAGCCGAAGAAGAAGCGCAAGGGCATCCTGCGCCGGAAGAAGAAGGAGGGCGACGAGTGAGCGTCTACCGCGTGAAGGAAGGCCAGACGGTGCTCTGGCCGGGCGGCGCTGTTCGCGCTGAGAGCGGCGAGCTCTTCGAGGGCTTCGAGGATGCAGGGCGTCCGGCAGGCCGAGACTATGCCTCCGCGCTCCTGTGGGATGCGAGAGGCCAGATCGAGCCCGTCCTCGAGGAGTGCGACGGCGACATCCGCTGCGATATGCCGAAGGACGTGCAGAACACGCTGACGTTCTTCAACGGCGTGGCGCCCCAGGCCCCGAAGCCGAAGGCGAAGAAGAAGGCACGGGCCAAGAAGGCGAAGGCGGCAGACGAGCCCACGGCTGACTGATGAACGCGACCACGATCGACCGAGTGAAGGCTCTGCTGGACATCAGCTCGAGCACCTACGACGCCGTGCTCACCACGATGGTGGCGGCGGCGACTCGGCGGATCGAGAACTACATCGACCGACCGCTCGAGGCCAAGGAGCGGACGGAGACCTACCCGATCAAGCCTCGCCAGGATGTCCTCTTCCTGCGGGCTTACCCCGTCACTGCCGTGAGCTCGATCAAGCTCGCGCTCGATTGGGACTATGCGAGCGAGACGCCGATCGAGGCCGACGACTACAAGTTCGACGCGGAGACGGGGATGGTCAACTTCCTCTTCTACCCGATCACGAACTGGAAGGGGAACAACATGGCGGCGGCGCCGAACGTGATGCAGGTCGTCTACACGGCAGGCTTCGCGGCTGACACCGCCGCGCTGATCTCGGCCTATGGCGATATTGCCTATGCCGCCGACGTGCAGACGGTCGCGATGTGGCGCCGTCGAGACAGCCCCCAAGGCGCGAGCATGAACGTGGGCGGCGCGTCGATCAACTACGAGAAGCCGCTGGCCCTGGTCCCTGATGTGATCGAGGCGCTCACCCCTTACCGCCGCCTGAGGTTCGCCGCGAATGGTTGATCGACAGGTGGAGCGTGGGTCAGGGTGGAGCCTGATCGTCCAGAACGGGAAGCTCTTCGCAGCGATGGTGCGGAAGCCGGAGCTGCTCGCGAAGAACATCCGCACGGCATTCGTCGTGGCGAGCGGCAAGCTCCAGAGCGAGGTCGTCAAGGGCTTCTCGGCTACGTCGTCGCGGGCCGTGTCAAAGCCCAGGGCCGCAGCGATCGGCTCGAGGACGGGCGCCCTGGCGCAGTCTGTGAAAGGCACAGTGAAGGGCCGCACCCTCGACGACATCCGCATCATCCTCGGGGCCGGAAGCCGGACAGCGTTCTACGCTGCGACCCAGGAGTACGGCACGGTCGGCGCTGGCGGGACGCTGCCGGACATCAGGCCGAACCCGCCCAGGAAGTATCTCACGATCCCGCTGCCCATCACGATGACCTCTCGCGGGGTCAAGCGGCAAGGCTTCGACATCGTGAAGGACGGGAAGGGCTACAGGACGAAAGACTACGGCCCGACGTTCATCTCTGGCAACGCCGTGATGATCACGAACCAGCGCGGGAGAGCGATCCCGATCTACGCGCTGAAGAAGTCGGTCGCCATCCCGCCGCGCCTCCGGATGGGCGTGACTATTGAGAACAACCGAGAGATGATCGCTCGAGCCCTGGGCCTCGCGATTGACAAGACGTTCCGAGGGGAGGGGGCCACCTGATGGCGCACGCCTCCGTGGACACCTTCGACATCGACCTGGGCTTCCCGGTCGTCGTCACTCTGATGCGCGACGGGATCATGTCTGACGTGGACAGCGCGATGATCCAACACCGTCAGCGCATGAGCAGCGTGTTCCCGAACGGCGACCGCCTCGTCCGTCGCTTCCAAGTCGCGTCCCAGACGGCAACGCTGGCCGACTTCCACCGAGCGCAGGAGCTCTACGCAGAGACGAAGGGCGGCTGCGAGCCGCTCGACATCACGCTGCGCGGACTGGCCCACGACGGCGGCGCTCCGGAGACCGAGACGATTCAGGTCCGCATCGTGGACCAGCCGCTCGTCCTTCAGAGTGTGGGGACGAACCTCTACAGCTTCTCGATGCTACTGGAGGAGTTCGGCCATGCCCCCTAGCGGCATCCCGGTGAAGAGGGCGGTCTTCGAGAACCTCGAGACCACGCTGGCCGCGATCACTGCGGGCTCGGACTACTACACGTCCGTCGCTCGAGTGACTCGCATCGACTCCGTGCCCATCGAGCTGACGGAGTACCCGGCGATCATCCTGACGCCCTCGAGCACGGACTACGATCCGCCTGGAGATGCGACGACGCTCGCCATCGCAGGGCACTACCGCATCGACGCCACGCTTGTCATCCGCACGCGGACGAGCGCCGTCGATGAGCTCGAGAACTTCATCCGAGACGTTCACAAGGCGATCCTCGTGGACATCACTCGGGGAGGCATTGCAATCGACACGCGGCTCACGTCCGACCGCGTGTTCTATCCGACCGACATCGAGGAGCCTGTGGCGATTGCCGAACTCTCGATCGAGATCATCTATCGAACCCGCCGAACCGACCTCAACGTCGCAACCTGACTCATGGCTTTCCGCAACTACGACCGCAAGCTCTTCGCCGCGACCGAATCCACGGGCGGCACCGCAGCAACCATTACCCCCGCCACGGACTTCATCGAGACCGTCGCCCCGACGTTCACGATCACTCCGCTTCAGTTCGAGCGTCAGCCCAAGACGATGACGTTCACGGGTGCGCCGATGACCGTGGCGGGGACGGCCAAGAACCTCCCTGCCTCGACGGTGGAGTTCACCTTCGCCGTGGAACTCTGCGGCCCTGGCACTGGAGTCGCGTCCGGAACGGCCCCGGAGTTCGACGCGCT